ATTGACATTGCTGCCACACGTAAAGATTGTATGGCATTCATCTCTCCATCACGTCTTGATGTGATTGGACAGAGTGATACAAACGTAATCGTTAACAGAACTATCGATTACTTCGACAAGTTATCTTCTACTTCATACGCAGTATTTGATAACAACTACAAGTACATCTATGACAAGTACAACGACAAGTATAGATACATCGCTTGTAACGCTGACGTTGCTGGTTTAACCTTAAACACAACTCTCAACGCAGAGTCTTGGTTCTCACCTGCTGGCTTCAACAGAGGACAACTACGTAATGCAATCAAACTATCATATTCTCCTCTTAAGGATCATAGAGATAGGTTGTACGCTGCACGTGTTAACCCAGTTGTAGCATTCCCTGGACAAGGTATTGTATTGTTCGGTGACAAGACTGCTCTTTCATACAACAGTGCATTCGACAGAATTAACGTTCGTCGTCTATTCCTTGTATTAGAAGATGCAATCTCTGATGCAGCAAAGACACAACTCTTTGAATTGAATGACGAGTTCACTCGTGCTTCATTCAAGAACATTGTCGAACCATTCCTACGTAGTGTTCAATCACGCAGAGGAATTATAGACTTCTTGGTTGTCTGCGACAGCAGTAACAACCCACCTGAAGCAATTGATCGTGGTGAATTCTTCGCGGAGATCTTCGTGAAACCCACGAGGTCGATCAATTACATCACTCTTACATTCACTGCTACTAGAACTGGTTCTAGTTTCGCTGAAGTAACAAACTAACTCAAGAGAATTCCTATTAAGGAGTAACAACAATGGCAGAACAACAACCAGGACAGGTAGAACAGGCTTCGATTAAGGCTCCTATTTTTACCTTCCGTGACCAAGTAAAGGACTTTGCACGTCCCAATCTGTTCCAAGCAGAAATCTATGCTCCTCCTGTTTTACAAAACCAGAACAATGGCACAATGTCAGGTGTATCTGGTGGAGTATCAGGATCTACCGCAGAAGCAACTGAGAACGCAGCAGGCGGCTCAGCTGGTGGTAGTGCAGCACAGCAACTTGCATTTGGAACCTTCCTAGTAAAAGCAGCAACTCTTCCAGCATCTACTGTTGGTGTAGTTGAAGTTCCTTACAGGGGAAGAATGCTGAAACTCGCTGGAGATAGAACCTTTGAACCTTGGACTGTAACCGTACTTAACGATCAGTCATTCAAGTTCAGAGCATTCTTCGAAGCGTGGTCTTCACAGATTCAAGCAATGCAGCAGAACTTCCAATCTGCTAACACTATGGCTCAGTATATGGGTGCAGCAAAAGTTAGACAGATGGATAGAAAAGGCAATATTATGAGAACCTATAAGTTCGAAGGTATTTGGCCAAACAACATCAGTGCAATTGATCTTGACTGGGGTAACAATGATACACCAGAAGAGTACACAGTTGAGTTCCAGATTCAATACTGGACACACGACACAGATGTGAACACTTCTAATGCTAACGGATAGGGTTTTAGAAACTCGCTAAATAGTACGTAAAACAAAAAGATAATAATGTCCCAACTTTTTGGTTATTCTCTTGAGCGTGCGAAGAAGGGTCAGACTACTGGCCCTTCTTTTGTATCCAAAGAATCCGATGATGCTGCAACTCCAGTTGCTGGCGGAGGGTATTTTGGTACCGCAATTGATCTTGATGGAACATTTAAGGATGAGAATGATCTCATCCGACGTTATCGTTCTATGTCAATTCATCCTGAATGTGACAGAGCAATTGATGATGTAGTAAACGAAGCAATCGCTGGTGATATCGATGATACACCTGTTGATGTAGAACTGTCTAACTTAAAAGTTAGCAGTGGTATTAAGAAGAAAATACGTGACGAATTTATGAACGTATTGCGTCTTCTTGATTTTGATAAGAAAGCATATGATATTTTCCGTCGTTGGTACATTGATGGAAAGGTATACTATCATAAACTTATCGATCCTAAGAATCCTCGTAGAGGAATTACAGAACTTAGATACGTAGATCCACGAAAAATCCGTAAGGTCGTGGAGATGGAAAGAAATAAAGATAGACAACAATTAGATCCACGGACTTTAGAATCGCAGTTGTCACCTAGGACTTGTGAATACTATGTGTACAATCCTAAAGGACTCCGTGCAGGTATGGAGACCAGTGGTCTAAAGATCGCACCAGACGCGATCGCTTTCTGCCACAGTGGTCTGAAAGATATGAATAAAAATGTGGTGATGTCACATCTCCACAAAGCAATCAAAGCACTTAACCAGTTGCGTATGATTGAAGACTCTCTGGTTATCTACCGACTGAGTAGAGCACCAGAACGTAGAATTTTCTACATTGATGTAGGAAATCTTCCTAAGCAAAAGGCAGAACAATACTTACGTGAGGTGATGTCTCGCTATAGGAATAAATTAGTTTACAACGCAGACACAGGAGAAATTAGAGATGACAGAAAATTTATGTCAATGCTCGAAGACTTCTGGCTCCCACGTAGAGAAGGAGGACGAGGTACTGAAATCACTACGCTCCCAGGTGGACAAAATCTTGGAGAACTTGAGGATGTCAAATACTTCCAAAAGAAACTCTATCGTGCATTGAACGTACCAGAGTCACGTTTAGAATCAGAAAGCTCATTCAATCTTGGACGTGCTGCTGAGATCACACGTGATGAAGTTAAGTTCCAGAAGTTTGTGACTAGGTTGCGTAAGAAGTTCTCAGAACTATTACACGACTTACTCAAAACACAGTTGATTCTGAAAGGTATTATCTCACTCGAAGAGTGGGAAGATATGTCAGAACATATACAGTATGATTTTATTGCTGACAACTTCTTCGCTGAATTGAAGGAGAAAGAGATGCTCACAGAGCGTCTAAACCTTGTCACATCAATGGATCCTTTTGCAGGTCGTTACTTCTCACTTGAATACATCCGTCGTCAAATACTAAGACATACAGATGCAGAGATGAAAGAGATCGATAAGCAAATGGAGAAGGAGATTGCTGATGGTAAGCTCCCTGATCCTGCAACCATTGACCCTGCTACAGGAATGCCTTTAGAGGATCCTATGGCAATGGAAGGTGAAGGAATGGAAGAGGAAGCGGAAATCAGTATAGATAACGTAGAACCTGCGGACTATAAACGTGGGGAATTCTAAATAGTATACATAATGAGGTTATTTTATGCCTAGCATTCCAGCTACTGAGATCGTTGACAAACTTTTTTCTGGTAATAAAGATTTAAGTTCAGAAGTTAACGATGCAATGATGGCTATTTCTGCCGAGAAACTCGAAGCAGAAAAGAAAGCTATTGCTGCAAACTGGTTAAAACCAGAAGAACAACCAGAAACAGAGGTCACACCAGATGAAACTGATAACGGAACAGATTGAAGACATTCAAGTTCTTGAAGAAGAAACAAAGAGTGGAAAGAAAAATCTGTATATAGAAGGTACTTTCTTACAAGGCGAAATTAAAAATCGCAATGGAAGGATGTATCCTATGGCTACTCTTAAGAGAGAAGTCGATAAATACAATGAATCTTTCATTAGATCTGGACGTGCTTTGGGTGAGTTGGGACATCCCGACGGACCTACTGTCAATCTTGACAGAGTTTCACATCTAGTTACTTCATTAGTACAAGAAGGAACCAACTTTAAAGGACGTGCTCGTGTCTTAGACACACCTATGGGTAACATTGCTCGCTCACTTTTAGGTGAAGGAGTTAAGTTAGGAGTATCATCTCGCGGAATTGGATCACTAAAACGTACCAGTGAAGGTGTTAACATCGTTGGCGACGACTTTATGTTAGCTACTGCTGCTGATATAGTGGCAGATCCCAGTGCACCAGACGCTTTTGTCGAAGGCATTATGGAAGGTAAGGAGTGGGTTTGGGAGAATAATATTCTCAAAGAACAAGAACTCCGCACAATTAAGCAGGGTTTAGACAACGCTGCTAACAAAAAAGTAATCGAAGAGATGAAAGTTTCCGCATTTGCGAAACTTATGAACTCTCTGTAGATTATAAATATTTTTAGATTAAATCCAGTAAGAAATTTTATCAAGGAGACAAACTAATGTCGGATGAAACAGTAAAGGCATCTGAAGAACAAAAAGAGGTCACTGAAGCCAAGTTTGATGGTGCAGTTGCTGATGGTTCTTCACTAGGATCAGTAGAAGTGTTAGGAGGACCTACTCCTTTTAACTCAAAACCTACTGATGACAGCAACAAGATGAAAACCCCATCTCAAACTCAAGTCACACCACCTAAGACAAAGCCTAGTGCTGCGTCAGGTCAGAAGGCTGAGTTCAGTACAAAGGGTGATGTACAAGCATCACACAACCCTGAAGTAGAAGGTGGAGAAAACTTGATTGAGATCGATGTATCTCAAGACGTTGCTGCACTAACAGAAGGTGAAGAACTCTCCGAAGAGTTCAAGGAAAAGGCAGCAACTATTTTCGAAGCAGCTGTCGTTTCTCGTCTCAATGAGGAACTTGAGAAAGTACACGAAGAGTACGCCAAGGGACTTGCTGAGGAAATCACAGGTATTAAGACCGAGCTTGCTGAGAAGGTAGACGAGTATCTAACCTACGCAGTACAGTCTTGGATCGACGATAACAAACTTGCAGTAGATAGCGGTCTCAAATCAGAGATTGCTGAGTCTGTAGTCGATGGTCTTAAAAAAGTTTTCGTCGAGAACCACATTGAGGTTCCCGAAGAAAAAACAGATATCATCAATGAGATGGCATCTGAACTAGATTCAATGGAGACAAAACTCAATAAAGAGATTGAAAAGAACGTTGGTCTTGCAGCATCAGTTGCAGGGTTCGTTCGGAATGGGATTGTGAACGAAATCTCTGAAGGACTAGCATCTTCTGAAAAGGAGAAGTTAGCATCACTTGCAGAGGGCGTTGAGTTTGAAGATGAAGAGTCTTTCCGCAAAAAAGTTGAAACACTTAAGGAGTCGTACTTCTCAGGTAAATCAGCTACTGCTAACGCAGAGACAATTGCTGAAGATGTACAACCAATTGTGGATACAGATATGACGGATTCTATGTCTAAGTACGTAGATGCTATTCGTCGTTGGACTAAGTGATTTTAGTCATTAATTAATTCAATTTTTCCTTAAACAAAAAAATGTTTAACTCAGAACAACTACAGGAGAAGTGGAATCCCGTTCTTGATTGTGATGGACTTGATGGTATCAAGGATACATACAAGAAGGCGGTAACCGCAGTTCTCTTGGAAAACCAAGAAAAGTTTTTAAAAGAAGAAGCAGGTATCTTAACTGAAGCTGCTCCTACAATGTCTGCTGGTACAGCAGGTTTCAGTGCTGGTTCAACAGCAACTGGTCCTGTCGCAGGTTTCGATCCAGTTTTGATTTCATTGATCAGACGTTCAATGCCTAAGCTTATTGCTTATGACATTGCTGGCGTTCAACCAATGACAGGTCCTACTGGACTAATCTTCGCAATGCGTTCACGCTATGGTACTAACCGTACTGGTGGTGCTGAATCATTCTTCAACGAAGCAGACACAGAGTTCTCAGCAGAGAACGCTGCAAGTGATCTAGGTCAGACAGCACAGTCTGGATCTAACCCAGGTCTACTTAACGACAGTGGAACTTACAATACCTCATCAGGTATGTCCACTGCACAGTCAGAAGCATTAGGTGATGCTGCTGGCAACCAGTTCGCTGAAATGAACTTCAGTATTGAGAAAGTTACTGTGACTGCTAAGTCCAGAGCACTCAAGGCTGAGTACAGTTTAGAACTAGCTCAAGACCTCAAAGCCGTTCACGGTTTAGACGCTGAGTCAGAACTAGCAAACATTCTTTCAACAGAAGTACTTGCTGAAATCAACAGGGAAGTCGTTCGTACTGTTTACAAGGTTGCAAGACCTGGTGCTCAGAACAACACTGCAACTGCTGGTGTTTTTGACCTAGACGTTGACTCTAATGGTAGGTGGTCTGTTGAGAAGTTCAAAGGACTTTTATTCCAGATCGAAAGGGATATGAACGCGATCGGGCACGAGACTCGTCGTGGAAAGGGTAACATCCTCATCTGTTCAGCAGACGTGGCTAGTGCTCTATCAATGGCTGGTGTACTTGATTACACACCTGCACTTGCAGGAAACAGCAACCTACTTCCAGATGACAATAGTTCCACACTTGCTGGTACATTGAACGGAAGGATTAAGGTATACGTTGATCCATATTCAGCAAACGTAAGTGACCGTCACTTCTACGTTGGTGGATACAAAGGTAGTTCTGCATATGATGCAGGTCTATTCTACTGCCCATATGTTCCATTACAGATGGTCAGAGCAGTTGGACAAGATACTTTCCAACCAAAAATCGGATTCAAGACTCGTTATGGTCTTGTTGCTAACCCATTTGCGGAAGGTACCGACCAAGGTGGTGGAGATCTTGATCCTAATAAGAACCGCTACTACAGACGTGTTCTTGTTGACAACCTTATGTAAGCAAACGCTTATATGGCTTAACAAAGAGACCCTTTTTGGGTCTCTTTTTTTATGCTTTGACCTAAATATTAGACAGTATGATAGGAGTTTCTATGAATCATTACACCGTTGGTTACTTGGATTCAGAGAACCATAACAGTTATGTTTGTGAGTATGCAGAGCATTCATATGATGCTTGTAAACAAGCACAGTCA